TAGCCTCTTCTTTCGTTCAGGGATACGTACCTCTTCCCAGTGAGCAGGCCAGTCACCCTTCCATGCTGTCTTAACCTCAGCTTCGTTATAGTAAGTGTAAGCACCCTTCTGAGAGATCACATCTACTTTGTAGTTCTCCTCGTTGTTAATGATGGTGTGACCGTTATCCTCAAGGTAAAGGACTAGAGCATTACGGGCTGGTCCATCATAGGCTTCATACAAAGCCCTGTTGAATTGCTTACGTACTACTGTCATACCTCACTCCCTTCTAACTTACCAAAGAACTCTTTCAACTCAGTGTAACCTCCAATGTGAGTACCACTAGAGGAAAAGATTTGAGGTACAGTTGTAAGCCCTGCCTGTCTCATCAAGGTTAGTACCCACCTAGAGCTATCGGTCTGAACGTTATACTCTGTGTAGCCTTGCCCTGCTCCTTTCAACAGGGCTTTGGCTGTGTCACAGAAGTTACATTGGTTTCTAGTTATGACAGTGTACATAGTTAGGTTCCTTATGATGTTTACGTCATACCGTAAGTTTATGATGTTTACGCCATACCGTAAGTTTATGATGTTTACGCCATAGAGTAAGTTAGGTTAGGTCTACGATTTCACATGCGTCACCAGAGCAAGCCAGTGTCTGACTACCAGATGTATTGTCCTCACTCTCATACTCCGAAAGCTTAGACCAGTCAATACGACCAGGCATTTTTCCCAACATCTCTTGGTACGTAGCTTCATCACAGTCTTGATAAGGTGCTTGTTGGTATGTGTGTTCGTTGAACGGTAGGAAGGATACACCTGACATCTCATCAAAGTGTTTGTAAACAAAGGCACCTACCTCTAGCCATTCCCCACCCTTAACATTGATAGTGACAGATGGCTTGTGTTCACACCAGTTACGTTGATAAGCCAACCACATCTCCAGCTGTTCGATAGCAGTCATGTCAGCTGTACATGTAGCACCCTCAGGGGCCTTCTGCGGGAAGCTAAACACTGTAGTCTGGTCAGGTTTGAAGACATCAGGTTCGTGTGGGATACCCTGATCCTTCATGAACTGTGTCAGTGGGTCTTTGTTGTCGCCACGGACAGTACGAATATAATAGGCTGAGTGACGAGCATGAATCCCAGAAGCAGAGTCCACAAGCTGGGAGACAGTGCCAGAAGGCTTGACGCAAGTGATAGCAGTAGCAACAGGGATACCAAGACGTTCAGCCCACTCAGAGTTAGTAGCAACGGCAACAGATTTAAGATGTTCAAGGGTTTTCTCCAATCCTTTGTTTGTTGTTGTCATCAGTGGGTTGTCCATGATGCCAGTTAGTGACACACCCAACAGACGTTCTTCTGCTGTGTTGTCTGTCCACTGCTTACGCAAGTACGGGAACTTAGTGAAGGTAGACTGTATCGTACCCAAGATAGTAGCTAGACGTACCTTCTCAGACAGTGTGTCAATGTTATCAGTAGCACGTACTACACACTCGGTTAGGTTGCAGAACTGGCTTGGGCGCAAGATGATTTCACTGCACGGATTAGTTCCAAACTCATAGTCAGCATCACGGCGACCATTCTTAGCTGCCTGTTTCTTCGATGCCTCACGGTTAAAGATACCACGTTCACCTGACCCACTCTCTACCAATGACATCCATTCTTTCATAAAGGACAGGCTGTCAGGCTTCTCAGTGTAACTTACAGAGTTGTTTGCCAAGGCACGTTGTGGGTTGTTCTCCCACCATGCACCTGACTTAGCTGAACGCATACGATCATCAGAAAGGTTAGACAGAGAGATCATAGCACTGCGGCGTACACCACCAACTACTACTACTTCACCAATCTTACACATGATGTCGTGACACTCAACAGAGGACAGTTTACGACCTGATGCTTTCTTAAAGGTGGCAATAGTAAAGTTAAACAGATCAACCAAGGGTGCTGGACCTGATGCACGACCACCAAATGTCTTGAGTGGAGCACCAGCTGGACGTACCTTAGATACATTCCAAGTAGGAATCTCACCACTATACAGGAGTGCAATCAATTGACGCAGAGACTTAGCCCACCCTTCCTTGCAATCCTTAACCACGATAGTAGTTTCACTAGGATAGAGGGTCTCAGGAATCTCAGGGAGCTTAGTGATGGACTGACGTTCAACACTGAAACCAACACCAGTACCACAGAGCAGGATGAACATAGCCTCATCGAAGGACTTAAGGTCATCTACGGCTAGGTAGCTACAGTTGTACATACATGTGTTGTCACGTTCAGCAGCTGCACCAGCAGTCATAAGGGAACGCATGGATGGCATAACCTCAAGGCCAAGGATGGCTTGCTCTAATGCGTACTTAGTCTTTGGGTCAACCATGTCCCGGATCACGCAGGCAGAGAAGCGTGTGACTGTATCATCCCATGACTCACGACCTGTACCCTCATGGTACTTGGCATACCGTGACTTGTGGATAAAGGATTGGTAGTCAGTTGGTAGGTAGTTGTTGCTCATCGGTTGTCTCCTGACCCTTGAATTACGTTACGTTCTTTGCGGCTCTCTAGTTTCTCAATGTTGTTCTCAGCAATCTCATGTAGGCTGTATCCTAGATCATTGGCTAGGTTAGCTAAGTACCAGAGAACATCTCCAAGTTCTTTAGCTGTCTCATGACGACTAAACTTATTGTCACGTACCTGCTTCTTTACCTTCTCTGCTACCTCCCCAGCCTCACCACACAGACCTAAGGTAGGGTATAGAACCTTGTGTGTAGCTGGGTAGATTGCAAAGCTTACAGCCTTTGTTTGGTATTCTTTAAAGTTCATCTGTGTCTTTCTCTATTACAAACCCTAAGTCTATGTCAGCTAGGCGTTCTAAGTTTTCTAGTATCTCATCTTCAAAGGCTTGTATAAACATGCTGGGTGTTACCCTTGCTGCCTCTGCTATCTCTTCAAGGGAGAACCTTCCCAAGATACGTATTCTCAAGTCTTCATTCATTTAACCATTCCTTAGGTATCTTCTTGTCTGCGTATAGGAAGTTATGTTTATTACACCAGTCACCGTAACTAGACTTAGCACCCTTGTAAAGTTTAGACCTACTGTTACTAAACACAAACCTGATGTCGTGTTCTTTACCGTACTGTCGTTTTATCTCTAGGTGTTTACGTCTATCGGCAGCTGTGAACCTGCCCTTTGTCTCAACTATGATACCATTGTGAAGAACAAAGTCTGGAGTGTACGTCCTGATCTTGAAGTCTTCCCACTTTATCTTGGTCTCTTCGTAGGTGTACTTAATCTTCTTCTTCGTTAACATCTTAGCTGTTTCTTCCTCAAGGCCAGAACGATACCCAGCCTTGAGTGCTTGTTGTCTAATGCTTAACTTCCTAGGCAATGTCAATCTCATCTACTCTAGGAGCCTTGACTACCTCAGTTAAGTACAGAGGGAAAGGCATGGCTGCATACTTGTAACCCTTCAGTCCCTCACCATCGTTAGCATCTGCCCAACATACTTTCTTAAAGTCACAAAACACACAGCCAGTATCTAGCTTACGATTACCTGTCTTAAGGTCTAGGATGTCTGGGTAGCACCGTTCAGGTGGTTCATCCAAGGCTAACTGTTCGTGTAACTCTTCTACTCTTTCATAGGTATCAGGCAGGACATCTTCTGATGGTTGGTACAGGGTAAGGTCACCGTTAACTTTGTTCATAGCCCAGAAGGCTACACCCTCGTTGTCTGGTACACCCTCACTATAAGCAGAGATTTGTTGTAGGTAACCAAAGGGATCATCAAGTGGTAGGCTACCGTTAACAAACTTCTTGTAAGCAAAGGGTGAAGCAGACTTAACATCAACTACATGACCATCAATCACTGCGTCCATGTGTCCTGTAATACCTGCTACCTTTACCTTCTGTTGCTCATGTGTCACACTGTGACCAGAAAGTTTAGCTACTGTTAAAAGAATCTCTTCGATGATGTCACCGTAAAGAAACTTTAGCAGTGTGTCTCCAGTAAGCACCGCCTTCTTGTACCCCTGCTTGTCGTACCATAGTTGGCGGGAGGGCTTCCCTATGGCAGACAAGCGGAGGTAGAAGTTACCACTCTTTCGAGGAGTAAGGCGAGACCTTAGTAGTTCCTTAAGGTTCTCACCAAAGGCATCAATAGCCTTTTCGTTATCGTCTGTCTTCTCGTACCCATCAGTGAACACAGAGTAAACATCTTCGATCAGGCTATCAATACCTTTAGTCATTAGTTACTCTCCTTAAAATTCGATAGACATTTCTTCTGCTGGTGCAGCCTCTACCGCAGCTGTAATAGCATTAGCATTACGAATTACAGCATTAGGTGCTTCATAGTCAACAAGCTCCATGACCTGACAGAAGTCAAAGAACATTTCCTTTGTGTCACGGTTCATGTCAGAGAGGTGTCCAAGCTTGATGATGTTACCGTAGCTACTGTCACCAACAGTCACGAACATGTTAACCTTAGAACCGTTACCAACCAATGATTCTGTCGGGTTACCGTCCTTGTCATACACCTCTCCAAAGCGTGTCCAACCTCCAGATGTTCTCTCAGAGAGTACGATGTTAATGTGACGAGCACCGTCAAATGTAGAGTCCTTACCTTCCTTAACCTTCTTGTTGATCTTGTAGTCAGTCATAAGTTTCTCAAGTTGGTCAGTCATCTTAAGTGTTACTGAGAACTCCATCTCCTCAGACATGTACTTGGTGTCTGGTTCCTGAAGCTTGGCCCAGCTAACTTCTACATCTTTGATTACGATTTTCTTATCTGCCATTGGTATATCCTTTCTGGCGTTGGTCTGTTTAATTATTTTACTACACACAGTATGTAGTGTCAATGGGTTTCTAGCCAGTTGTTACCGATTTTTGCTTCACCATCCATAGGACAGTTTAACTTGAAGAACTTACCAGCATCTATGATTGACTGCACCTGTATCTCTCCTAGTCTTTGGGCTTGATCAGCATCAACTTCTGTCTGCCATTCGTCGTGTACCCAGGCACACTGTTTAAAAGTTATCCCTTCCTTCTTAGCTTGGCGTTGCCAGAACACATTGGCAAGCCTCATGATTACAGTTTCTCCACCCTGTAGGTAAACAGACAGGGCTAGGTGGTCACTACCGATACGGAGGATACGACCATCAAGGCCCTTCATCCAACCCATACTGGCAGCACGGGACGCCTCACTCTTAAGTCTCTTGAGTGTGGGTAGTGCCTCATAGAAGTTCTTCATAGCTACGTTAGCCTGACCAGCATTACAGTTTAGTATCTCTGCAATCTTACCAACACCTGCACCTAGTAGAAAGGCATAGATGAATGTCTTAGCTGTTGGTCTGTCCTTACAGTGACGACCTAACGCATTCATGTTGAACGTGTGTATGTCTCCATCAATAACCTGTTCAGTGTACACAGGATCGTTCATGTAGTGAGCAAGCACACGTAGCTGGATACCTGCTGCATCTGTACCTACTAACTTCTTACCCTCAGGAACCTTGAAGACCTGACGACACTCAGCTGCGTACATACCATCCATCTTCCACAGGATACCTTCCTTACCGTGAGGGACAGAGGGGATGTTAGCCATGTTAGGGCCACGGTGTGCTGCACGGTGTGTGACAGCCCCTGTAGTGATCACTGTGCCGTGTACCCTACCATCGCCCTGTGACTTCTCTAACCACTCCTGAGCCAGCTTCCAGCGTGTCTCTAGTACCTTCCATGCCTTGAGACCCTTGACTGCCTGAGGTGCATCATCAGGGATGGTTGCTAAATTTTCTGGGCAAATTTTATAGCTCTCTCCTGACTTAGTTTTAACTGTTGGCTTCCAGCCTAGCCTGTCTAGACGTTTGTTGATCTGTGTAGGTGACCCAAGGTTGAACTCTTCCCACATGATCTTGGTGTAGTCACCCTGTACACTGCATCCTTCAAGAAGTTGGTTAGCAAAGATAGCACCATCCTTCTTACGTTTGATGTTCACCTCCTTGACTGGCACAGCT